ATGGGCAGCAAACCCGCTCTAGAGGGTGCCCCGTTGGCAGGCGGTGGTGCATGACTGAGGCCTCGATCCAGTTGCAGCGGTTGGCGGACTATTACGTAGTAAGGGACCAAGGAGAAGAGCTATGCCGATTGCTATACCTGACACCATTTGCTAGGGAGGAGTTTGAGTTGAGTTATATCCCTGCGACAGATCCAGTTGAGCAGGCCAGGCGCACCCTCGACCCGCCAGGACTTCAAAAACCTATACCGGGCGCTAAAGTGCGCCCTGTGTGGACTGATACAGCAAAAAGGGACACTGCTATGACCACTGAGGAATTCCGGCGGCTGCGGGCTCAGGGCGGAAACAACGCGGTGCTGAGAGCTCTGAACCCGGAGGGCAGACGCTCGAGGCTTGAGCAGCTGATGGATGAAGAGGAGGCTAGTCAGGGTGAGGCCACACTGTTCTTCCACCTTAAACACAGCGCCCTCCCTCCCTTCGTGACCGAGTTTGAGTTTGCACTCGAGCAGGGGCGGAAGTGGCGCTTCGATGTGGCGTGGCCAGGCTTGATGGTGGCGGCGGAGGTGGACGGGGTGATGTGGGGAGTGCAGGGCCGCCACCAGCGCCCCGACCACCTGGAGGATCAGAACGACAAGCAGAACGCGGCCACCTCCCTCGGCTGGCGCGTCTACCGCTTCACCACCGCACAGGTTTTGAGCGGAAAGGCGCTGGAGACGCTCGAGTGGGCCTTCCGGCAGCTCGGGCAGAGGGGAGGAAAACCATGAATGAACAGGACAGGCTAGCGCCCGCACCCCGGCGCTGGCAGATTCTCTCTAGCGGCCTGAGCGGGCGGCACTATATCTGCCGCATCGTGGAGCAGTCGGACGTGAACGCCATCCTCCGGGGCCGCAAGGGAGCCCGAAGTGACTAAACCCGCTCTGCGCCCGGTGCTGCGTTACATGGGGAGCAAGGGGCTGCTGGCGGGGCGCATCGTGCGCCACTTCCCGCAGCACAAATCTTACGTGGAGCCCTTCGGGGGTGGGGCATCGGTGCTGCTCAACAAGCCCCGCTCGGTGATCGAGACCTACAACGACCTGGACTTGGAGGTGGTGAACTTCTTTCGGGTGCTGCGACAGCATTCCGCCGAGCTGGTGCGGCGGCTGGAGCTTACACCCTACGCCCGCGCCGAGTTCGAGGAGAGCTTTGAGCCCGCCGATGACCCTGTGGAGCAGGCCCGGCGGTTCTTCGTGCGGACGTGGATGAGTGTGGGCGGCCACGCGGCGCGTGGGCCGGGCTCACCCTCGGCTACCGGAAGGAGGAGGGCAAGACGTTCTCTCCCCAGGCCTTCAAGGCCAAGGCGCTGGGGCTCAAAAAAGCCTTGCCTGACATCGACATCATCCTCGATGTTAACCGGGGGGGTATCGGAAGGGGTGGATTGAGCTGAAGCGTCCAGGGGAGAAGCCAAGGAAGGAGCAACTTGAGATGCACGAGAAACTGAGGGGGAAAGGCGACTGGGTGGCGTGGAGCGATGATCTAGAGGAGGCCTGGGCGCTGGTCTGTGGCTACATGAATGTGCCGCTGGATTGTTGGCAGTTGCAATCGCTACCTGATGTACAGGGATGGGAGGGGGTTGGATGACCGCTGAATTTCTCTATTCTGAATTGCGCCGCCGCGAGCTGGTGCGACTCTCACAATCCAATCCCTATGCGGATAACCTGGTACGCCGCGTGCTCGAGCATCCTGATTTCTCCATGCTGATCCGACCGAAATTAGCCGAGGGATTCGCCTCGAGGCGCGAACGCACGCAGTGGTTGTTCAACCTCAATTTTTCCAGCTCGGCCAAACACCGGCTGAGCTGGGTGCACCTCGAGGCATACCGGGCCTGGATCCACCAGGGGCAGCCAGGGCAGCAGCCGATGCACTCGGAGATGCTCACCAGCATTGGGGCAGGGGATCGTGGCAATGGGGGGCGTAAACGGGCTAACAGGACTCCTAGCAGCCACGAGCTGGCTAAGACGCACGGGCTGAGGGTTGGAGATAGGGTTATTGCACTATGTGCCCTCCAGCGGGCTGTAGAGGCTGCACCGGAGGCCGATCGGCTTTTGCTGCAGCGATTATGCGGCGGTTTGGCCCGGCAGTTACCCAAGGAGCCCGAGGCCACGATGCTAGAGGCTGTTGGGCGATTGATCCGGTCGGTGCGGTCAAATAACTGGTATTGACACTCCCACGGCTAAAGCCGGTGGGCTTTCTGCGAACATTGCTGTAAACAGGGTGGATGGTGTATATTGACAATTGAGAAGGTGGAAAAGTGCCCTCCGCAGAAGCGGAGGGTTTTTATTGACCTGAAATTTATGGGAGCTAAAAATCAGGGCTTAACTGAGCGGCAGAAGCGCTTTGCAGAGGCCTATGCGAGTAATGGCGGGCACAGCGAGCGGGCCGCGATCCAGGCGGGATATAGCAAGGCGTATGCTCGAGCACAATCCCACCGCTTGTTGGCAGATGTCGGCATTTTAGCATATATAGCCTCCCTAACAGCAAAAACGCAAGAAAACGGGGTTGCAACTGCCATAGCTCGCCAGACCTTTTGGACCCGGACCATGCAGGATACTGCTGCTGATATGCAGCATCGCTTGAAAGCATCTGAGTTGCTAGGGCGCAGCCAGGGTGACTTTATCGAGCGGATAAATGGAGAAGTGCGAGTGCGAATTGTCGAGGATTGATATGGTCGAACTTAAAATCCATCTGCCTCGGCCCCACGTAGCACAACAGACCGTTCTCGGCACCGCTCGGCGCTTCAATGTAATGGTATGTGGGCGGCGCTTCGGAAAAACCAAGCTAGGCCTTCGGCAATTGGCCTGGAAGGCTTTACACGGTGCACCTGTGGCCTGGTTTGCTCCCACCTATAAATTACTTGACGAAGTATGGCAGGAGGCTAATAGCAGGCTTACACCAGTCATTCGGCGGCGGGACGGGCAAAGCAAGCGCCTCGAGTTGCTGGGCGGTGGGATCTGGGATTTCTGGACACTCGACCAGGAAGATGCCGGACGTGGGCGCAAATATGCCGAGGTGGTGATAGATGAGGCCGCTTTGGTACGGGGGCTGCGCGAGCGCTGGCAGCAGGCTATTCGGCCCACCCTTACTGATATGCGTGGCTCAGCCTGGGTTATGAGTACACCTAAGGGCCTGAATGATTTCCATGAGCTATATTGCCAGGCCGAGGGACGGGCGGACTGGATGCGCTGGCAGATGCCTACCCACCGCAATCCCTACATCAGCACAACCGAACTCGAGGCAGCCAAGGCCGAACTTCCAGCGGCAGTCTATGCCCAGGAATATCTGGCAGAGTTCATTGATTTGCAGGGCGGGCGCGTTAAACGGGAGTGGTTGCGCTACGCCGAACCGGGCATAAGTTTGCCCACCGTTATTGGGGTGGACTTAGCCATCAGTACCAGGTCTGAGGCCGACTATACCTCAGCAGTAGTGCTCTCCCAAGACTCTGAGGGGCGAATTTTCGTGCGGGATGTGCAGCGGGTGCAGGCCAGCTTTCACGGGGTGGTGCAGTTTGTCGAGGGCATGGCAAAAAAGTGGAACCCAGTAGCTATCGCCATTGAGCAGGTGCAATATCAGGCAGCAGTAATACAGGAGTTGCTACGGCGTACTTCCCTGCCAGTGCGGGGCATAAGGCCTGATAGGGACAAAATAACCCGTTTCCAGCCCCTCGAGGCCCGGTATGAGCAAGGGCTGATTTACCATAGCCCAACACTCGTTAGGGAGTTCGAGGACGAGCTACTGAGCTTCCCCAGTGGGCCGCATGATGACATGGTGGATGCACTTAGCTATGCCTTCGGGCAGTTGGCCATGCCCCGGCTCTCGGAAGAATCCACGCGGCGCATACAAGGGTGGTAATGGACTTACAGGACGCTTATATTCGAGCACAGCTCAGTGGAGTAAAGAGTCGCATAGACGCCTACGCCGAGGCTTTGGACTGGGCCACCCACGATAAGCCGATCCTCAACTGGGCCACTCTTCTACCGCCACTATCGACGCTCGAGGGGATTGAAAGCCTACAGCGCTATGTGAAGTTAGCCAGTGGCATCGGGCGGGACATCTACCAGGAACGATTGTGGGGCACAATCGGTGGCGTGGGCTGGGCAGGCAATGATCCCGCCACGGATGAGCGCTTGAAAGCACTTGAGCTAGGAAGTTTAGCCCGACAAGCATTCACCCCACTCCTTTGTGGAGGCATTGTGGCAGGAGTGGCCTACCGCGAGGCCACACCCGCTGAGGGTGACTCACCTCCCGAGAACTCCTCCCGTCTCGACATCCTCTCAGGCTACCTCCAGCCACTCTCTGAGGATAGCAACACCTCCGATGTGTGGGCGCTCTACCAGTGCACCACCAACCCCGACGGTAGGACCTATCGAGTGCGGGTATACGACCTCGAGGAACGCCAGCTCTACGAGTGGGGCCGCCTTTCCGCCCCCTACCAACTCTCCCAACCACCAACCCTACGGCAACCTTTATCCTACCTGCCGCGATTCGTGATAGCGGCACAGGATGAAAATGGCCTGCCAGTCGGAGAGTTCACCGAAGGGCTATCCTTGCTGCGGGATGAAATTACTAAGCAAATAAAGCTTTTTAGGATGGAGGAGAGCTCGGCCTTCTCCATGCTGGTGCTCTCCGGACCGTTTGATGAGGGGGGCCAGATGGGGCCGAATGGAGTGCTCCAATCCAACGATCCCACCGCCACTGCCACCCGGCTGTCACCTGGCGATCTAACCCAGATGCAGACCCAGCACGACCGCACTCTCGAACGCCTGCGCCGCCGGTTTGCAGCCCGGGCCCGCCTTACATCAGGCTTACGCCTGTCTGGGGAGGCCATCGCCGAGGCCAATCAGATGGCCCTTAGCGCCTATGCAGACTATGCCAGGCTGCTGAGTAGCCTGCTGAGCAGCCTGGTAGCCGACTACTGCACCCTGGAATCGCTCGAGCCCGCCCCGGTGGAGGTCACGGTCAACCGCGAAGCCTACCGTGACGCACGTATCGGTGAGGTTGTCACCCTGTACGAGAAGGGGCTCCTATCGCTGGATATGGCGGTAGGGGAAATCTCCAAGTTTTTTAGCTTCACCCCGGAGCAAATACAAAGCTTCATCGCCAGCCGCAGCACCGTCACCGGGGCCGATGTGCAGCGATTGTTTGGAGGAGGTAATGGTTGACCATTCCAAACCTGGGAAAAGAGTACGACCGGCTGGTGTCACTCTTGCTGCAAACTGGCTACGACGAGGTGCTTCAACGCTTCAAGGCCGAGCTTGCACGGGGCCGCCTCTCCACCCTCTCGCAATGGACGGGCCAGGGCTGGGGACGCGGGGCGCTGATGGCCTGGGCCAACCACGCGAGGTGGCTTGCTATTGGCAGCGTGCCGGGCCGGGACGTGCTCGAGGCGCTCGCCCAGAAAGGGCAGGACTGGGCGGCCACCGTGGAGACCAGGGCTCTAGCCGTGTTCGGCAGGGGAGAAAGTCCGATGGAAGCTGCTGCCTATGTGAACCTGCTGGCGGGCATCACGGTACGGGCAGGCTATCAGAGTGGGGCCGAGGCGGCAGGGAAAGCAGGAGGGGCCGAATATAAAATGTGGATTCGGGCCTACTCGGGGGGAGGCGAGCACCGCCACTGGCACGACAACCTGAATGGGGCCACCATCCCCAAGGCTGCGAAGTTTGTGCTGGCCAGTGGCCCCAACCCCGGTGCAAAAGTGGATGGCCCCCACGACTGGCAAAGCCTGCCCAGCGCCGCTGAGTGGGTCAACTGCGGGCACTCCATCATTTATGTGCCTAATGCTACCCGCGAAGACCTGGTGAGGGGGTTCAGGTCTACCGCCCAAAGCAAGGCTGTACCAGAGGGGGACAATCCATGACAACTCCTCACCTGGCAGCCTCCTGCGTAACGCCCGAACTCAAAAACCCTTTTTCGTGCCCCGGCTCTAGAAACCGGGGCTTTTTGGATGGAGATTGAAGCCATGTTGATGCGCAAAAGTGCTAAATCGCAGATTGCGCTGGCCGTGCGAAGCGGGACCCGCCAGGCCAGCCCCGATGTGCAGGCCGCCATCACCTGGCTCGAGCGGGCCATCGCCCGCCACGAGCGCCACATGAACGGCTCGGAGAGTACCTCCCAGGCCAGCCAGCAGCAAATGATGGATGAGATGATGGCGGCACTAGCGGCTCTCAAAAAGTAATTCTTGCGCCCAGACGACCTCATGGCGGAAAACTGCGGACGGACGATTATGCCAGAGAATGTCGAACAAACTACCCAGGTCACGGGGCAAGCGGGCCAGAAAACCGGCGAGCAAACCACCAATACCCAGGCTCCGGGGGAAGAGAGCCAAACCAAACTGCTCACGCAGGAGGAAGTAGATCGCATTGTGCAATCCCGCCTTAAGCGGGCTGAGATGAAGTGGGAGGCGGATTATAGCGCCAGGCTCGAGGAAGAGAAAAAGCGAGGCCAGATGGAAGAGAGTGAGCGCCTCAAGCTCGAGAAGGCCGAGGCCGAGAGACGGGCCGCAGACGCGGACGCTCGAGTGCTACGTGCCGAGCGCAAGGCTGAGCTTACTGGCAAAGTTACCAATCCAGACCGAGTCCTGTTGTTAATGGGGGAAAAAGCCGCTGATTATTTCGGAGAGGATGGCACTGTGGATTCAGAGGCCGTGCTCAAAGATTTCCCCGAGTATGCACCCGCCGCCGAACCCACCCCTAAGCCCTCTCCAACCGCCCTACCGGGTGTGCGCCCCCCTGCTGGTAAAGCGCCCAGCCTCGAGACCCAACAGGCTGAGGCCGCCAAGCGTGGGAATGTGCGAGAGTTTATCCGGCTCTCGTTTAAGAAGGAGTAATTATGCCTCAAGTAGCAGGCCAGACTACTACTGCCAATACCAATAATTTTCTAGGCATCCTCAGGCTCTTCAAAAAGCGTCCCAATACCATTCTCAAGCTGATCGGTGGGTTGGGCGACGCCCAGGGGGATGGCACCGGCGATGACGTAGTGATTGGGAATGGCTGGCGGCAGGAAGCGAACTATGAGTACCCCACCGCCGTGGACTATGACTTACCCGCTCCGAGCCAGCCCGCTCGTTTGGAGGGCGCGGCATCTCCCACCGCCAATACCTTCCAAACCACCCAGGCCAAAAATGTAGTGCAGATTTTCCACGAAGGGGTGGACATCTCCTACCTGAAGATGGCGAGCACCAACCGCCTGGCCGGGGTGGTCGGCTCCAGTGAGGGTGTGGTGGAGACCGCTCGAGCCTTCCAGGTCGAACGTGCGCTGGAAAAAATCGCCCAGGACGCCAATTATAGCTTCTTGCGTGGAACGTATTCCAATCCTGCCAACCCTGCGGCCACCGCCCTCGCCACCCGTGGGATTTTCAATGCCATCACTACCAACGTGTTTGCCAACGCCGGCACTGGCCGCGCCCTCTCAACTACCATCCTTCAGAATGCATATAAAGGCATGATTGATAATGCTGGCATCCAGCCAGATAATTTGATTGCGCTAATGAATACGGCGCAAATGGCGGCCATTAGCGCGCTGTATACCACCACTTTCAATCAAGGCCAGGATCGCCAGGTTGGTGGCGTAATGATCCGTACCATTTATACTGCCTTCGGACGGCTCAATATCGCCCTTGATCTTGATATGACACAGACAGATATTCTCTTCATCAATCCCGATGTGCTACAAGGCGTGTACGTGAATGTGCCCGGCAAGCCCGAGGGCCTCTTCTATGAGCCTATCGCCATATCTGGCTCGAGTGAAAAGGGCCAGGTCTATGGGCAGATTGGCATTGACCACGGGCCTGAGTGGACTCACGCTCGTGTTGGGGATTTGCTGTAGTTCCATATGGGTTTTCGTGAAAGGTTTGTATGAAGCTATTTCATCCGCAGTTTGAACAACTCCTGGATCGCAAGACTGGGGTACAGTTCGTCTCATCACTACATGGTGATGGGACGAACCGTGCTACTGCCGATGTTCCTCCCGAGCAAGTGCCCGACTTCTTGGCTCGAGGCTACCAGGCGGTGAATCCTGAAGAAATCCTCCCGCTCGAGCCAGTTGTAGCTACTACGCCGCTAGCTGAAGCCAAATTTACCGAGATGGTGGCCTACATCAAAGCCCATAACCTTGACATAGACACTCGCCCCGGAGTCAAGGCCGATACACTCCGTTCGGCCCTGGCAGATAGAGGTATTACTGAATTGAGGTAACCATGGCCCGCACCTACGATGCCACCAAACTCACCCTGCAAGACCCCACCAACCAGGGCTGGGCGCTGGCCTGGGTGCGGCGGTTCGCTGGGGATATACCCAACCAGGCCCTGGCCTGGCCTTTGGATAGCCTCGAGGACGACGACTGGATGGGCTGGCTGCTGGCAACAGCCTATAACCCATCTAAGACTTTTCCACCAGCACCAGGTGGCTTACCAGGCTATTTCTCCTGGCCGCTGTATCCAGGCCTCGGCTGGCCTATCTACCCGAATATCACATACTACCGGCCACACACAGCAGCAGCAGCAGCGGTGCAGGCCAATCCATATTGGCTCGAGCGGGAGAGCATCCTGGGCACTCAGAGTCAGTACCGCAGTGCCGAGGCCATCGCCGGGGGCATCGCCCGCCAGGGGGCATTCATAGACACCTTGATCCGCAACGCCGAGCGTGCCGGAGGAAGGCGCTACACACCTGGAGGGGGGAATGAATGGCACAGCGTGTTCTGACCTTCGCCAACCTCACTACCAACGAGATTGTGAATGGCATCTATGGCGAGAGCCAATTCAGTCTGTCAGGAGAGTTTGTCAGTCCCGCAGTCGCGATGCGGCTGATTACTTCCAGCCGCATCCAGAGTGGTGATGTGTTACGGGAAGAGGATGGTAGTCGCTACCGCATAGGCAAAGTATTCCAGATTGGCCGCAGAATGGCTTGCGAGATGGTCAAGGAGACTTGATACGTAAGGACTGAAGCACATGGAGAATGTACGAATTATCAACGCTCAAGTGCTACTGCGCGTGCCTGAAAACGTCGTGGCAGTGGGGAATCTAGCCTTCCGAAACATGGTAGACGAGGCTCTAATGCGCACTAAAGAAAATGTGGCCTCCGGTGCGAGTGGCTTGCGGGCTCGTAGTGGCAAGTTATATCGCAGTATCAAAAAAGGTCCGTATCGCCAGTGGCGCCCAGGTGGCGTGGGAGAGCAGTCCATTTATATCGCGAACCCGGCCTTTTATGGTGTGCTGCACGAAACTGGCAAGACTAAATCTGGCAGCACAGTAATTCGCTCAGTACGAGCCCAATACCTCGTGTTCCGTATTCATTTACCCTCGGATAGTGCGAGGGCGACTGGCCCATGGGTACGGGCCAAACAGGTCCGCATCGTCAAACGGCCCTTCATGGCTCCTGCTGCACAACAAGCTATTCGCAACTTTGGCTTCCACGTGCAAAGTGCTCTACGCACCATTACTCGTGGTGGCCTGACTCCCGGAGTAGAGGGGGTATATGAATGAGTGCTGGTAGTGTACTCGCCTATATCAAAACTCTAGCTGTAGCCGCTCTGCCAGGCTGGACAGTACTGGGATATTATGCGCCAGACGCAGCAGATAAACAGCTCGACATTGGCTTTGGCAGCGCTACCTATGGTGGTTTTGTATTAGGTGGTTATCAGGTGCAGGACACCCTCAACCTGCGGCTCTTTGTGCGCCTGGGCGATAATCCAGACATACAATATATCGCCCTGATAGATGCGAGGGATGCGGTAATAAAGGCGATGCTTCAAGCAGCTAATGCTCTAGCTGCCCAGAACATTGTGTTGTTTCCCTCCACTCGCCCCTACCCACAATCCGAGCCTCTGCTCGTAGCCAGTGACATCAAAGATGTGGCCTATTGGCAGAGCATCATCCGAGTGCCGCTCGAGCGGCCTATATAGGAGCCAAATGAAACTCGACACACACCCGGCTGTGGAACTCCACAGCGACACAATGATTTTCGGAAGTGGGAGCTGGAAGGCTGGTGAGTACCTTATTGGTGACGAGCTGGAAGAGATTCCCGTTGCACTCGCGACACTTCTGGTTGAGCGGGGCCAGGCCACGTTTGTAGAGGAGAACAATCATGGCAGTTAATCTAGGAGCCTATCTAGGCATTGGCAAGGAGTCCACCTATGGCACGCCAGTAGCTCCGGTCTTGTTTGGAGCCATTACTAAGCCGGTAAAAGCCAAAGTCAATGTACCATTGGCTGATGTCCCAAATGTCAACACCTATGGCCCCCTGGCGACAGTAGCAGGTATCCGCTCGACGGATATTCAGGGCACTGAGGTAGTTGTAACCCCAAACTTTCTCGGTGGAGTACTCGCAGCGCTAATGGGAAGCCCCACCAGTACAGGCACGAGCCCCAACTATACCCATACATTTACTCCAAAGACTACCCTCCCTAGTTTCACCTTCGAGCACGATGATGGTGTGGATACTTTCCGCACTCAGGGAATTATGATCTCGGAGGTGGGCCTTAACCACTCACCCGACGGCTTTTTGCGGGCGACTCTGAATGGCATTGGCCAGGACCGTATTGGTGGTCAGACTCCTAGTACGGTAGCTCTCGAGTCGGAGTTCTTCTTCCAGCGTATACTCACGGTTACCCTCAATGCTGCTAACCTCTCTGGGGATGTGGAGGATGTACAGCTCTCCTTGAAGATGGGCAAGGAAGCTTTGAAGGGATTTGGAGCACAGTACATTTCTGGAGTAAACATTGACGGTACTGCTGAGGCCACCGCTCAAATTACTCTGCGCTTTTCTAGCGCCCGCGATGCGGCCCGCTTTGCCGATTACACTGCTGCCACCGCCCGTGCTGCCTCATTTGACTGGAGTATCAACGCCAACCGGCAGCTCAAGGTGGATTTTGCTAACTGCGTGTTAGAGGCCGATCCTCTACTTGTGGCCAATGACGCTCTTGGCCTCGCGAGAGTAACCATCCAGCTCCGAGCACTTTCCTCCGGCGGGAATCTCTTTAGCATCACGCTGAAGAATGGCCAGGTCGGGACTGCGTACTAAGCAACCTATGGAGACTCGAGGCCCGGATTCGTCTGGGCCTCGCTTTGGAGAATAATGCCCCTAACTAAAGAGCAACTCTTAGCCAAGCGCCGCCTGAGTGTCGAACTAGACATGGGTGACGAGACCTTTATGGTCTATATCAAACCAGTAATGCTAACGGACTTCTTGCAATATCGTGAAGAACTACCTGCGGTATATCGGATGATTGCTGGAACCATTGGACAAGGGGGTTCAACTCTACCTCTTGCAGAGGAAGACCCCGTAGCCAAGACCACAGCCGGCCTGGATTTCATGATAGCGGTAGTTCTCGCTGGAACAGTGGAACCGAAGCTCTATCTGAATCCACCTAAAGGCGAACTCTCCCCCTATGACCTCGAGCCCTTTGGGACAGGCGAGGGCCAGGCCATGCCCAATTTGCGGCACCTGAGCGAAGAGATTCTAAAGATATCTGACTTGGGGCTCACCTTTCGTACCGCCGGAGGACCGGCGGCAGATACTCCTGCGATTGCACCGGATAGCACCGAGTCTCGACTTTCTGGCCCAACGCTATAACACAGATCCGTGGTCCATCTGGCACTGGAGCCTGGGTCGGTTTGACTTCAACTTGGCCATTGCGATGCGGACCATAGAAGAAGAGCGTGTCCAAGAAAAATTGCAGAGGTAAACGTGGATAATGTCTATGATGTGGTGTTCCGCTTACAGGATAATGCTAGTAGTGCACTCAGCGCTATCGAGACTGGCATCAAAAATGTGAACGCAAGCCTGGGTAGAGCTAAATCCTCCTGGAACGATCTCGTAACTGCATCGCAGCAAGCTGCTGTTGGATTGGGGATAATAGGCTCCGGCTTAGCTGCTCTGGGAGGCTCAGCAATACGGATGGCGGCAGAGTTCGAGCAGAGTCAGATTGCATTCACTACCCTATTGGGTAATGGTGAAAAAGCCAGGATCTTCCTCGAGGATTTGCAGAAATTTGCAAACTCCACACCGTTTGAATTTCGTGGATTACAAGACAGTGCTCAGAGACTACTAGCCTTTGGCTTCCAGGCCGAAAGCATCCTCCCCACAATGACCGCCATTGGAGATGCAGTAAGTGCATTAGGTGGTGGTCAGGAGCAAATTGGCCGGGTCACAATAGCCCTGGGCCAAATGCAGGCCAAAGGCAAGGTAACAGCAGAGGAGATGATGCAACTCGCTGAAACCGGCCTGCCAGTATGGGGCATACTAGCGGAAAAAATGGGGAAGTCCATCAGTGAAACAATGGCAGCCGCAAGCAAAGGCAGTATATCGGCAGCGACAGGTGTAACAGCGATCTTGCAAGGACTCGAGGACCGCTTTGGCGGGGCAATGGAGACGCAGAGCCGGACCCTGCTAGGTATGTTCTCCACACTTAAGGACAGCGTTTCTACTACACTGCGCATTGTTGGCAGCGAGTTAATTACAACCTTCAATCTCAAGGATTTGATGGATAAAGCACTCACTCAACTAGCGCGCATAACAGATTGGGCAGCCAACGGCGGCGTGGCAGAAGCTGTGGGTTGGATTCGGGAGAATTTCATCTACTTAGCTGGCGCAATCGCAGGAATCCTCACGCCAGCGATTATTGGCGCAGTTACAGCTACTGCAAGCTTTCTGGCGCGAATTGCGCCATTGGCAGCAATTGGTGTGGCA